GTAAACGTATTATATTAAGCAGCTTCAAGAGCTTCAACCTTGCCTATAAGTTCCTGTACAGCAGCAACAAGTAAAGGTACAAGTTTGGATTGGTCGATGCCTTGATAAATTGGATCTCCTTCCTTGATTTCATTAGATACATCATCTGCCGTTGCTACTTGATCTTTTGTACCTGTTATCGCCTCTGGAACTGCTGTGACTTCATGTGCTAAAAACCCATCTACAGTTGCAGTAGGATTACTTTTAAAATTAAATCTATATGGTTTTAATGTTTTAAGTCTTGTTATTCCATCTGATATACCAACTACGTTTTCTTTTAATCTGTAATCTGAAGATGTATTGTAACTTGTACTCGAACCATTACTATTAATATTTCCAACATTTGAACCACTGCTGTCAAAAAATTCAATCATATGAGCACTTGTACCACCGCTTGCTCTGCTACTTCTTAAACCTACAACCCTAACATTATCTGAGCCAGAAGCATGAATTAAACAAGTTGAAGTACCAGTTTTGCCAGAGTTGTTAATTTCTAACATTTTATCGGGAGCAGTAACATTAATACCAACTCTTCCATTATTGTCGATCCTCATGCGCTCAGTACCACTAGCTTGTGGGTGTCCTTCTACATCAACACCTACTTTAAATAAAAACATTGCACTAGCATCAGTACCACCAAAAAAACAGTTATTTCCTTCATATCCAATTTTCATTCTTGTACTACCAGCAACACCTAAATCTATATGTGGAGCAGTAGCAGCGACAGATAATTCAGCAGTAGGAGATGTGTCATTTATACCTAAATTGCCCGAACTGTCCACTCTGACTCTTTCACTGCCAGCGGTTTCAACTGTAAATGTATCAGCACTAGGGAATCTTATAAAAGTATTCGTATCGCCTGAATGTATTATTTTGTCAGTAATAGTAAGATCTCCATTTAAATCTAAAGCTGTGGCAGGCGAATTTGTAGCTATACCAATCCGATCATTGCCAGCATCAACATAAAATAAATTTGCCTCGCTATCGCCTTCGATTCTAAAATCTACATCTTCACCATCTTCATTAAATATTGTTGTAGCTCCTAGCTCCATTCTTTCAACTCCACCAGTGGTGAAGTTTAAAGTATCCGCTGCACTAGAAAACAAACCTGTGTTGCTGTCGTCTGCAAATCCTAAAGAGGGAGCAGAAACAGACCCATCAGGCAAGGCAATACTTCCATCAAGCCCTAATAAATCTACAAACGCATTATTAGCAGCGTTTCTTATTTGCAGCTTTGATGTTGTTGTATTAGCAAAAAGTTGAAAGGCATATGTCGTACTTGGTGCGGACGATCCAGAATTAGTACTTGAAATTGCTAATAAAGCATTATTTATATCAGCCCTGACGTTTGCTCCTGTGGAGTTATCTATAACATAATCGTGTTGTGCCATTTCCTAATCCAAAATTTTCTCTAAGTATATCCTAAACCACTATTAACTACCACGTCCGAAACCAGTTGCTGCATATTTAAAGTTTCTGTTTACATGACTAGATCCATTTTTAATATCTATATCAAAACCTGTTCCAGTGATATTAGATAAAACAAAGAAATCACCAGATGAAGCATTTTCTATCGTTATTCCTATAGAAGGTAAAACAGAGTCAGCAGCTACACTTGTTCCTGATTGGCCTGTAAAAAAACTATCTGTAAAAGTTACTGATTTTGTAGAAGTACCGCTTGCAATAAATCCACCAGTTGATGCGGCTGCATTACCAAGACTTGTTTCTGTTCTGCTATCTAGTTCAGCAAAATATCCAAGCTGATCTATTTCAATTGATTGGGCTGGGTCAGTCGATAATAAATCGCATTTAAATTTAAAACCTCTTCCAATATAAGTACCATTAACAAAAGGATTAAATTGTGAAAAGTTTGCCCCATAGGTACAAGTTCCTGAGTTGTTGTCATTAACTGTTGAAGTTAAAGTAAATGTATTGGCATTTGGAACTGTTTGTATTTCATAATTACCATCAACTGCTGTTGATGAAAAATCTACCACAACAAAATCCCCTACAGAATATCCATGTGAAGATTTTGTGATAGTAATTGTTGTACCGCTCTGCCCATAAGTAGCTGAAACTGAGAGATCAGGATCTAAATCAGTAGTAGCAACTGATAAGGTAGAGTTGACATTAAATGCTGTAGCCCCGTCAAAATCTGTCCAAGTATCGACATTAGCAGTTCTTTTATCAATCAAATCATTAGGCAAGAAACCTTGTGTAACAAAATGCCTTCTTAATTTTAAAGGTTGTTTTCCTCCAAGATCCAAAGTTGATTTGAAGAAGTATTGTCCCCCTGTTAAAAAATCTACATCACCAATAAAATCAAAATCAGCTATTGCATCAAAATCTGTAACGTCATCTAACAACTCTGTAGATCCTAAAACAAGACCATTAACTTCATCAGAGAAAAAACAATCGTCCCTGACACCTTGAAAAGGTGGGCTGTCTAAATCTTCCCTATCTTCTAAAATTGTTAATTTTGGAAAAACATCAGGCTTAGTATTTATATTTTTTATTGATGCGGCATTTGCACTAAGTCGCCCGCCATCATCTCTGAAAGCAATAAGATAAGTGCCATTTACAATATTCGGCACAATTGACTCACTGATATTTCCAGAAAGTTCAGGAATAACATCAATAGCATTTGTAAAAGTAGCACCTGTTGTCAGGTTAGAACTACGAATAACCACGTTGCCCCCATGCACCACATCAACCGAAGTTGATTTATCAAAACGTAGTCGTACAAACTGATCTGATAAAGGCTCTATTTGTACATTCTGCACATCATCAGGTAAAGCCGTTTTACCTATAGTTGTGAATGTTGTTGTTGCGGGTGTAATACTTGGTTTTCCTAATGCGTTATAACTGAAAACTCTTACTTCATAAGTACCATTTAAAGTTTCAAAAATTGTAAAATCTGATCTTTTTATACGTTCAGAAATAAAGTTTTCATTTTGAAATCTGTATTGCACCATATATTCTGTAACACCGCTTACAGGTTGCCATTGTATAAATAATTTACTAACAGCCCTGTTATTTAATACCACTATCTGTTCTGTTCCCTGCAAGCTGCTTGGTGCTTCTTTAAGTGCAGTTAAAGTTGTTATTGTTCTTGTTGGCAATGGTGTGCCATCTTCTACAACAGCATATTTATTAGGATCATGAACAACAGCAACTATTTGATAGTTTAGTAATTCTTGCTCTGTAACAGATACAACTCTAAATGTCTGAAGCTCAACAGATGTATTTTCTATTACCCAAACGCTGTTAGTTTGTGGAACTGAACTAAATGCAGAATCTACAGTGATAGTTGCTCCTGACACGCTGCTTATTGTCTTAGTCTCCAAAGAGCCGTCAGATAAAATTACAGATAAGGTTGCTGAACCTGTTGTCGCTAAATCTGTATTATTTTGATCGTCAACAATAATCTGAGTTGTAGATACTCCTGTTTTAATTCTTCCGCCTCTGCGAACCCCTGCCCTCATAGGGTCTGCAATATTGATAACAGTACCAACCCTAACTATTGTTCCGCTTTCTAATGATGCTGTGAATGTAACTGTTTCCGCTTCATTGTTTTGTGTATATAAAAACCAACGTCCGAGCCTTGCCGCTTGCCCTCTTGATGTACAGGCAAAACCACTTAAGTTCTTTGTTACTATGCCATATTTTGCTTGCAAAGCTGTATCTTCCACAGTCTCATAATCTACCTCTGCTGTTTCCATATCAAAGTAGGAAACATTAACAACAGTGTATTTTGTATCTTTACTAGCACTTGAATAAGAAAAACCAGCTTCAGAAACATTACTTAAATTGTAGATATAACTTGCATCTGTGGGTTTATCGCAACTTATGTTTACTGCCCCTGCTGAATAAAAAGGCATTGCTCTCATAACAGAGGCAAGATTATTTATGGTATCGTATGCGGCACGTTGGCTGTTTAAAACCACATTACAAGAAAATCTAGCCTCCGTACCACCAGCCCCATCGTCTACTTGCTCGCTTGCATATTGACTTGCAGAGAAAAAGATCTCCAAAACCTTTAGAGGTAGTCAACAGATCATACAAAATCCAAGCTGGATCATTTGAATATTCTTTATCTGTTTTAAAAGTTCCATTAAATGTACCGCTATAGCTTATAGATCCGTCAGACCTTACAGTTCCATTATGAGGTATCTTGATCTTTGTTCCCTTGACCCTGAACATACGTCTGGGCTGATTTGGAAAGGTTTCAGCGTCAAAACGTAAAGCTACATGAGCAAAATTTGCATAGGTTCTTGATTCATTAATTATTTCTGTAAAAGATGACCATTGAAAACTATTTTGCAGCGTTGTTTCTGTGCTGTCTGCTGTGGTTCTATTTACTCTGATAGTGACAGGAAAACTAGTGCCAGATGGGAGATTAATTTTATAATCTCTGAAATATGTGCTTGCAGTTCTTCCTTTTACAGTGTCAGTTATAACAGTTGTTGTTGTTCCATCGTTTTCTATAGTTTGAATTGTAAGAGCAACTTGAGCGCCATTTATGTCGCCATTATCCTCAAACTTTTGAAGTGTTGGAAAACCAAGCGTCACTCTAACAGCATCAATATTCGTATCTGTTATCTGCCTTGAGACTGGTGTTGATTGTGTTACTACTACACCCACGCTGGTTTCTGATTCTGTTTCTGATATACCAGCAATCGCTGTTTGGTCTGAAGTTCCAAATCTAGGCTCAAAAGAAATATTCTGAAAGTTAAAATCTTCATCATTTGGACTTGTACCAGCCGCTTGTTGTAATACCTGAGTATTGTTTAGGAATACGTCTTTGAGAGCAGATGTGTTATATTCAGTCGAACCTTTACTACCTGTAGCACTAGGAAAGCCCTCTATCTCTCCTGACCCTAGTAATTCAATCAGGGTTTGAAATTGCTTTGATTGAAGTGCATCTTTGGGTAAGTTAGGATCTGAAATACCCATAAATTCTGCAATAGCAGGAAACATACCTGATGCGATACCACCAAAAAACGGCATTATGTTGTACCCTCCACTTGAACAGTATCAATACCAGAACTAATTACAACTGAACCTGTAAAAACTTCTCCATATATTATTGGGATTGGAACACCAGCTTTTGCTACGTTTTGAATTGACCCAAAACCAAAAGATTGGAATGTAGGATCATTCTGTGAAAAGCTATCAGCCATAACACCGCTTGCAATATCTTGTCTTGGCATTAAAAGATTTGAGGCTTCATTTATTAACATATTTGTACCAATAGCAGTAAAAACAGGAGCAACCATTGAACCAATAGTCAAGCCAGCAATCGTAGTTCCACTGCCTAAAGCTGTAAACAAACCTCCAACAACAACATTCTTTGCACCTATAGCAATAGGAATAATTTGTATATCTTCATCACTTTGTAAACTTAATAAATCCTCTGTTATCTCCATACCGCCCATTTTTATCTTATAAAACTGATTCATCATGTGATTTTCAACCTCTGGAAAGTTTGCAATCAAAAAATGAAATGCCTGTTTTGGACTATTAACAGCCGCTTCAAAATAAGACTGCCCAAGAAACTTTCTTAATCTGCCATAAACTTTTATTTTTTTAAGCTTCATATCTATAAACTTTTTTTGTGGCTTCTATATATCTTAAATCATATAATTCTCTACAACTCAACTGTCTTATGTTGTGATGCAATATTGTTTGATCGCCAATATATAAGGCAACATGATTTAATTTTTCATCTGGCCCTTGCATAAGCAAAACATCATCATTACTAATATTATCTTTGGAAACCTCTTTAAAACCAGAACCAGTTAAAACTTTTTCAAAATATGGATCTTCGCAGAAAGCTTTTATACTTCTAGGTCTTTCCCAAAATTTTAAATTTATTTGTTTTTCCTTTAAAAAATAATCAGTAATTAAACTCCAACAATCATGCTTGCCCCAAATCCATGTGCGGCCATATAAACCAGATGTATAACCAGATGGCTCAAAATCTATCCAGTTTTTTTGCTCAACACTGTAAATATAAAAAGGCAAACCAAGATGCTCACATGATGCCTTGTCTGCCTCAGATGGTAAGGCAGAACCATAAGCATGAGAATGAATTATTCCAATAAGTTCTCCTTCATCTTCACAATCTGCCCAATTATCTGGATCTATAACAAAAAACTCATCAGGTGACTCTGAAAGGTTTTCACAAGGCCAATAAGTTTCTTTGCCTTTGATAATAGCCAGCAAACCACAAGACTCTTTAGGAGCTTGTTTATCAGCGTGTATAACAGCCTGTTCTTTCCAGTTCATGCGTTTACAAAAGTACCAACAGAGGGAAAATCTTTCCTAGTTACTTGTAATTTAGGACAACGAATATTATTTAAATCTAGAACACTAGCTAACTCAAACTGCACAATTTCTCTATTTTCTACAACTTTTCTATCTATAAAATATATTTCCTGTGGTAATTCTGTTGTGCTTGATGGAGTGCCAAAAGGGTTTTGATTTGATGGAAAGTTTGCTGCGTCTAAAAATTGTGCCATTGTCCTGTGTCTTATGAATTTTGCTCCCTGCAAGTCATTAAAAGGTGTTGTAGCGTTTGCTGATGCCATTAAGGTTGTTATAGTTCCAAGAATATTAGAGACTGTCAGAGTCGGTCTTGGTAGCGTTCCCTTACCTGTGTATTCAAAACCTTCAGCAATAACTGGAAACTTATCGTATGTGTTGCCCTGCCATATTATTGGAGTGTTGCTATTCATGCCTACACCAGAATGAAAACGGCTTACATTTGTTGAACCATGCAAAGCAGATACAAGAGTTATTGAATACAACTCTATTATTGATTTATTAGATAAAGATTGAAGTTCTGCGGTAGGAATTGCCATTTATGGTTCAAATACCTCCTCAAACGTTGTTGTAATGATAGCTCTATTATTATATGGGATTTGTTTTGACCAAGATTTACAAATAAATTTACCAGCACCAGATAAAGTTACAGAAACATTTCCTGAGTTTGTTGCACTTGCCGCAGCCGTAACAGTGAAAGTGTTGTCATCAGCCGTTGTTACTACTGCAAAAGAACCATCAACAGCAGAGCCAGATGTATAGTCAATTGTTACGACATCACCAAGAGCAAGGCCATGATTAGAAATTGTTATGGTGACAGTTGTGCCACTTTGAGAATAAGTACCTGTTTTTGTAAACCCCTCGGCTGGTGGTGTGAAGGTAAAACTTTCTTGGTCGTTGACTCTACTTCTTAAAAAAGCCTCAATAATATCTGACTGCTCTTCAGATACCACAAAAGTAAGATCATATACTTTAGGGTCTTGTGTCAAAGGCAAGCCAAATAAAGCTCTAAACTGGTAGCCATCACCTAAAGCTGTTGTTCTTACCTTTGGTGTACTTGTTTTTCTAAAGCCAGAATATGTTGGCTGGATTGAAGGAAAAGTTGCCATTACCTACTTAATAAACCCCCTGCACGTTTTTCTTTTATTAATTCAGATCTTATCGCAACTGCAATTACATTACCTAGTGCCTGTGCATCTTGATTGTTACCTGATACAGCAGAACCAGACGCATCAACGGAAACATTAACAATATTAGTTGTTCCTCCAATATCTTTGTTAGGTATTACATTCCCACCTCTTGAACCCATCTGTAATATTTCTGGGCCTTTCTCACCAACTAAGAAAGCACCACCAGCAGAAACAGGCCCACCATTTGCTCTCTTGCCAAGATTCTTAAATACATCACCTAAAAACCCTCCTACTCTATCACCAAGCCCAGAAACAGCCCTTTGAATAGCAACTTCAACTAAACTTCTTTTAAGATCATTTAAGACACTAACAGCCGCCTGAGCAAGTGTTTTTGTACCCATAACAGCATCGGTAAGGTTAGAAACAATTCCATCTTCTATTCCTTTGCCTATTTCCATAAATTTTTCTTTAAGTTTTTCTGTTGCTTCTTGATTTTTTTTAATTTCGACTCCTTTTAATTTTAAATTTTTATTTATTTTCAATAAATTTAATAATTCTTTTTCTTGTTCACCATCAAATGCTTTTTGTATCTCAAGAGTTTCTAATTCAAAATCTTTTTTTATTTTCGCTTCTTCTGTTAATTCTTTTGAAATTTCATTAGTTTTATTTAAATTTTTATTTGATTCATTAAGATTTTTTTTAATTTTTTCAAATTCTAAAGTTAGTTCTCTAGCTTCGGCTTTTTCTAATGCTTCCTCTAAAAGACCTAATTTATTATTTGCAGCTTCAATATCTTTTACCAACCCTTTTGCTTCTGCTGATCTTCCATCTGTTTCTAATGTTTTTAATAAAACTCTTGTGCTTTCAATAGCATCTTTAGTATCATTTATTCTTGCCGTCAAATCTGCAACACTGCCTTTTTCTAATACATCATTAAATTCTTTTTGAAAATTTTTAGCTCTCATTATACTTGCTGCCAACATACCAAGAGCAATGACAACTAAACCTATACCAGTTTTTGCAAGAGCAATTTTAAATGCATTTGCAGCAACAGCCGCCTTTGTAAAACCACCAGCAGCAGCAAAAGCTACTGTTGCACTTGTTCCTAATGCTCCATTTGCTGCCAGTGCGGCAATACTCATAGTTTTAAAATTTAATGATAAAGCTACTATTTGAGGAATAACAAAAGCAGCAGCTACAGATAAAGCTTTTATAGCAGCGGCAGCACCCAAAACTATAAGAGCAACTTGTCCTTCTTCACTATCTATAAATTTTGTAAATGAATCTATAAATTTAGCTAATTTCACTGCACCATCTGCAAGAACAGGTGTTAATTTTGAGCCAATAGTTAATTGCAGTTCTAAAAGCTCATTATTAAGTTGTTTAAATTTTTCTGCTGGTGATTCGTCAATAATATCTCTGATTTGTTTCCCTAATCCTTCGGCAGATTTTGATAAAGCTCTAATAATGATGTCAGATTTAAGCAAGCCTTTTGATGCAAAATCTTTCAATTTACCTGTTGCTATCCCTGTCTCATCAGAAATAGCTTTTAGTAACTGTGGAACTTGTTCTGCAATACTTCTAAATTCATCACCTTGTAAACGTCCAGAACCTAAACCCTGTGCCAACTGAGTAAAAGCTGCACTTGCTTCTGTTGCATTTAATCCAGCAACTTTTGCAATGCTATTAAATCCAATAAATGTAGTTTCAATATCTTGTAAAGAAACTCCTAAAGGTCTTAATCTTGCAAAAATATCTGTGATGCCTTTAGTTGCTTCTACAATTGATAAATTAAATTGATCTTGGGCTTTACTTACTAATTTTTGAACTTCTGCAAACTCTCCAAATTCAGAGGTTAATACCTTCATTCTGATTTGCAATGCTTGAAAATTTGCGGTTGTTGAAACAGTTTGTTTTGCTAATAAACCAATACCAAGACCAGCGATTGCAGTTTGTAATCCACCAAAAGATTGTTGTAATTTATTTGATTGATTCTGTACACCTTTTAAAGCACTTGTCGCACCAGTGGCATCAACTCTCAGTTTTACAATACTTTCTGCCACTAATAAAAAAAAGTCTTTATTATATATTACCTTGATTTAGCTCTTTGACGATCAGATTGTTTTTTTTCGTTCTCATACTTAATTTCATAATATGCAGCCCAATATATTAACTCTTCCTCTGTGATAGACATTCTTAATTCTTGCAAGGTCTTACCAAGTTCTGTTGCTAGGAAAAACTCAAAGTTTAGCCAGTTATCCCCTCTTATTCGTTTTTTGCTGTATTTATATCAAGCTTTATATCAAATAAAAATAATTCAATCTCATTTAATACATTTTCTGGAATAAATCTATGTAATTCTGCGGCATCTGCCATATTAAAAGCTTTGCTGCCATCTTCCAACTCTGCCAGTTGACAAAGAACATGAGTAGTCATTGTTAATGCTTCCTCTGTTCCAGCAGCAGCTTGAGCCTTCTTTCTGTCGTATCTGGTTAAAGGTTTAAAATATAAAGTTTCAATAATATCACCATTAGAATTTTTCCATTCATATTTTCTTCTAGAGGTCATTTCCTCCTTATAAGATTCTGTAAGAAGGTCGATTGTTCTTTTAGATGCCATAATTTTGGGGTTGGTAAATTAATTAAATAGCAGAGGTTATAGTTCCGTTTGTCTCGAATGTAATATTAACTTCCTGTATTTCTCCAAGAGTTGCTCCAAAAGTAGCATTAGTGATGATACCAGCAAAACTAATTTTCTTAGAAGC